GAGCGAGATTTAAGTGAAGTCACTCGCAAGATGGGGTACAGAGGGGTTTGCATAGACGAAAAGAAATTAGATGAAGGCATAGACGCTTTAGAAAAAGCGGTGTACGACGCGGAAACGTCTTTACCTTGGACAAACGAATACGACTCGAAGTACAAATCGACATACCCACCGACTTCAGTTCGTGGGTTAGCGGTGACTTGCCTTAAACACGGAATAGAACCTCCCGCAAGCACCGCAGAACATTCAGAGGAAAGAGTTTCTTGGGAGTCTAAGTTTGGTGAAAAGTTCCCGTGGATTGAGCACATGTCAAATTTTAGGAAAGCTAACAAACATTTAAAGACACTGCACACTATAAAGAAACGTCTCATCGACGGGCGTATGCCGTATGGTTTGAAATATTACGGCGCGGAGGCAACGGGAAGATGGTCGGGCGACAGCGGTTTCAATACGCAGAACATGCCAAGAGAAGCAAGTTTTGGCGTTAATATTCGTAATTTATTAGTACCTAAAAAAGACCACTCGTTTGTTATATGCGACTTATCTCAAATTGAGCCGCGATGCTTGGCTTATCTAAGCGGAGACGAAGAGTTTTTAGACGGGGTGCGGAAAGGCATGAGCCCTTATGAAGTACACGCACGAACTTCTATGGGTTGGCGTGGAGGCTCCTTGAAAAAAGAGGAACCCGATCTCTATTTACTAGCCAAAGTTAGAGTACTTTCTCTCGGTTACGGTGCTTCTTTTCAGTCTTTTATGAAGAGCGCATCAGCTTATGGGGCTAGTCACATATTACATACTCATGTTGATTACGACACTCGTGAAAAGTTTGTGTGGATGATAAAACAGCGCGACAAAAGGCAAAGCGATCTTAATTTATTTAAGTGGTTTAACGATCTTCCCGCGCTAGAACAGAAGGAAGCTGTCAACGCTTGGCTACAGGTTAAAGATTTCCGCGAGAGTAATAAATTAATTACTAACCTATGGCGAGGTTTTGACAAAATGTTCGCCAAAGCTTCTTCCGAAAGAAGATATGGGTCTAGATTCGTGTACACACTGCCGTGTGGGAGGGAGATGCGTTACTTTAACATAGTGCCTAAAGGTTTTTCTTTTACATGTTTTACTCAGAAGAAAGACTCACCCGAATACAACCGCTTCCGTTATATGTACGGGTCACGTATTGTTGAGAATGCGTGTCAAGCAATGGCGAGATCAGTGTTCGGAGAATGTCTACTAGAGATAGACAAAAAGGGTTACGATGTAGTGCTTCAAATACACGACGAGGTCGTCGTAGAAGTACCTACAAGCGAGGCAGAGACAGTCGCAAAAGAAGTCGAGTCCATCATGTCGAAATCACCGAAGTGGGCTCCAACACTACCTGTCTCTGCGGACTCACAAATTGTAACATGTTACAAAAAATGAGCGAAGATTATAAAAACAAAATTTCGCTTGTGGGTTTTGCAGGGATGAAGCAGTCGGGTAAAACTACTAGCGCGAAAGCACTCAAGCACCACGGTTATAGAATATACAGCTTTGCCGATCCGATCCGCAAACTGTGCCGCGCGTTAGGCATTACTAAAAAGTACTACAATAAAGACAAAGACGCACCCATTCCCCACTTGGGGAAGAAGTCTGCGAGATACATCATGCAGACGATTGGTACGGATTGGGCCAGAGACATGATATCTCAAACGATATGGCTAGACATGATGGAAAAGCGCCTAGTCGATGCGGCGCAAAAGAAGTTTTTAATCTGCATAGACGATGTACGTTTCGACAACGAGGCACGTCTTATAAAAAGTTTTAACGGAGTTGTAATTAAGATAGTTAGAGGTGACACACAATCAGATACCCACAAAAGCGAGGCGGGCGTATCAGATGATCTCATTGATGTAAACATAGAGAACACAGACTCGGTCACGAGCTTGTCAGATACATTGGGAGAATATATTAATGAGAGAAGCCTATTGCTTAGATAATTTATCGGAACATGCGATAACTAGAAAAAAACCGTGGGACTTACCTCCCACATCTTTTAACTACCCTGCAAATGGGTTCAACGCACCCGCTGATTACAAGAAGTGGGCTTGCTCTAGGGGAACTAAGTATTGCGCTTTTTCTTTAGTAGAGGGCGAAATTCCCACACAGAGGATAGGAGAGAACAACGATCCAAAGAGAATTTTTGGAATCGTAGCAGACTTTGACACCAACGCTCCGTTTAGTGATCAGGAGCTACAGGACTTTGTAGCGCGATCACTAAACAGCGATCACCCGATGGCTTATTTTAGCAAATCGTTTCGAGGAGGCGTTCACGCGATATGGTTCTTTGAAGAACCCATAGCGTGTTTAGGCAAAACAAGCGCTAGTCAATTTTTAAAAGAAGCCAACAAAGCACTAGGCTTAAAACAATTGATGAGGGGTTGGGATGAAAAATGTGCCGAACAACCCGAACAGTATTATTTATATGGTCGCGATTGGCAGACAGTTAGCAGTCACACCATACCTTCCGCAGTCAGCCATGCGTGGATGCACCGCGCTACTAACAGCAACACCTTCAAGGAATATGGGACTAAAGTTCCTCTCGATATTGTGTTTGCAGAGATTGAAAAAAAGTTTCCTAAACATGGTTGGGTGGGGGAGTTTACCGAAGGTAGTAGAGGTTGTACTTTTTTCGATCCTCACGGCGGGCACCAATCGACTAACAGTTCGATAGTGCGGGAAACAGGGATGCAAGTCTTCAACATGGAGAAAGGTTTTTATGCATGGGCGGAGATTTTAGGGAACGGTTTTATAAAGAAATTTCAAACCACTCGAATCGGCTCCGCTGTAAGGGACATTTTCTATGACGGCAAAAACTATTTTGAGCGTCTGAGCAACGGCGACTACTTTGCTAGAAACCGCAAAGATGTGGAGATTGTTTTGAAGACTAGGCACAAGCTCAGTTCTAAAACGCCTAGAGGCGCCACTTCTTCTGAAATTGAAGACGCTTATAATACAATTTTAAACGAGAAACTTGTGCATGGAGCACTGCCTTTTGTGTACGACAAAAGAGTCATAGTTCCTTTTCAAGGCAAACGATATTTAAATTTATCCACTCGCAAAGTGTGCGAGCCATCCGCTGACCCTCAAGTTTGGGGCACTAACTTTCCTTTTATGGGCGGTCTTTTGCACGGCATTTTGGGAGACGATCAATTACCATATTGGTTAGCTTGGGCTTCTCGTTTTTTCAAAGCGTGCTACAAGGGCGAGCCTAATCAAGGACACGCTGTTTTTCTCATCGGCGACACGGGACTCGGTAAAACCATGATTAACGAAAACGTTTTAGATGTTTTGTTCAACGGAACAGCTTCGTGCGGTAGATTTCTAATGGGCGAGGACAACGGCTTTAACTCACATCTTTTTGATTACGGCTTGTGGACTTGTGACGACCGCGTACCCGCCTCCGACAGGAAGAAACATCAGCACTACACCTCGACAGTTAAGAGCATTGTGGCAAATGGAGTTTTTAACATTGAAGAAAAGTACATGAAGACGGGACAGCTTGTTTGGAACGGACGCTTGTCGGTAACCGCGAACCACACGACGGAAGACATTAGAATGATACCCGAATTAAATGTGTCTATGCGCGATAAAATTTTACTGTTCAAAGCTAAAAAGCATTCGATAAAATTTGGAGATCGTAAAGTTAATCGGGAGACTTGCGAACGCGAGGCACCTTTTCTAGCGCGCTACTTGATGGATTATAAAATCCCGACCGAGCTGGTGTTCGATCAACGGTTTGGTTTCCAAAGCTACATTCATAAAGGACTAGAAACATTTTCACTAGACAACGGGCCACATGCTTATGTGTTAGAGTTGGTAGAGCTGTTCAACGATCTAATGTTTTCTAAAGATGGCGTGCCAACATGGGAAGGCACTTCTACGGAACTTCTTAAAGAGTTAGGAACGCTAGACGGAAGTAACTCTTTCCTTAAAGGAGTCGATGCGGTTCGCATCGGACTTTCTTTGACGCACTACAATAACAAGAATGTAGATTGGCTTGATAAAAAATCACGTAGATGGGTGCTTAAAAATCCTTTTCTGACCGCGTAAAAGGTCGTCCCGCTTTTCCCTTACTGTTAAATAAGTTTAGCTTTCGTAAACGTTTTCGCACCGACTCGACGCTAACGCCAATAAGTTTAGCGATCACTTCGGGTTTGCGTTTCTTTATTAAGTACTGCGACACAATCCACTTTTCGTTGCGACTAAGCCTAGTAGAAATCTGTTTTTGACTAGGCCCGTACCAATAGTTTGGAAACGTTTTAGTGACTTCAGCCACGTTCGTGGGCTGTGGCGTACCCAACAAAGCACGAACGCGACCCGCAGATAATCCGATTTTATTTAGAACTTGCGACATTTTTCAATAATAGGAGGCACAAATGTGTCCGCTGAGATTTTAGGTTTTCGTTTAAGATCGAATTTTAGCGTGATATTGAGATCGCTAATAAGACCGTTTTCTAGCGCCTTTTCTCGCACTTTCGGCAACATGTTTGAAACTGCGTTGTTGCATAATTCTTGGCAGTCTGCCAAGAGTTGTTCTTCTGAGTCTAATTGGTTTTCAAGCCATTCTTTTTCGTTTCCCATGATGTCACCATTCTGTTATCGGTTAAGAATGACATAACTTGAAACCCTTACTAGGAGAGGTGGCAGAGTGGTCGAATGTGCCCGACTCGAAATCTGTAGTACATTAGCCACCATGTGGCCTTGACTATAGTACACACCTGTGTTACAAGTTATATCATATGTTATGTTATGCATGTAGGCTCACCGTTCTGTTCACTCCAATCCCGTTACAATAATGTCATCTACTAAAAGACAATTCGTACAACGTACTTTACGCACCAAAAAAGGTACACTAATAAGCAAGACCCCCACGGGATATAGATATAGAACCACAGTGGATAAAAGGCAATGCTATTTTCCACTCGGTGTAGATGCTACGCGAGCCATGAAGCGCGCAGATGATATACGAGACCATTTAAAAGTATATACTATTGAAGATGTTCGTGAAAAGTTTCACCCCAAATATTCTGCGAGCAACGGAACAAAAAAATCTACATCAGTTAAGAATCTCTTGAAGGTTCACGAAGCAGTGTCATCTTCTTTGGGGATTAAACCGCGAACCGCGAAGGATTATCGTAGAGGATTGGTTCGCATGATACAGCTCGCGTTTGGTGTAACAAAGCAACAGGCTCTGAATGAACGGATCGCGGTTGTGAACGAAAGTCTAGTTTGGAAAGCTAAACGGAATTATTTAAATGGTAATGACTGCCTAGCTAGTAAAAGAACTTTTAACAGCGTGCTACGCGCTACAAAGTCAATGTTTACGAAAGAAGCTCTTGCAGCGTACAAGGGCTACGAACCAACTTGGGATTTTTCAGATGTAAGAAAAGCTATTCAAGAAGCAGATCAGTTTAAAAGAGTAAAAGTAAAATGGCAGTGCCCGCCCGAAGCTCTTATTAAACAAGTACATTGGAACATTGAAAATGTAGCGGGCGGTGAGATATATTCTATATTAGCTATGGCGTTCTATAGCGGGTTGCGTTGTTCCGAGATATCAGCTTTAACTACTTTTTGGGTTAATGACACATCACCTTCAAGCCCCGATGACGTGAAAATCGAAGTTCTCAACGCACATGGCTTTGTTGCAAAGGGTAGACAGGGCTACACTATTATGAAAAGAACGCAGTGGGAAAGAGTTGTAGCTCGCAAAACCGCGTATGGTTCTTGTGTCGTTCGCTACAAAAGCCCTAGAACAATAAGTAAAAAGGCTTCCGAGTTTTTGAGAGATGTGTGCGGGTTGCGAGTGCAGAAACCTTTACATGAACTTAGGAAGATGTGCGGAGCTTATTTTGCCACCAAACACGGTTTATATGAAGCGCAAAACTATTTACGACACGAAGACCCTAAGACAACATATGACCACTATGCGGGAGTCATTTTATCGGATGACTGCTTAACCCTGTGGGATAAATAATCATAGCATTAAAGCAAATTGTCTGCGTGGGTAGACCTTTAATTCAACCCCGTTCTTTTCAGCAAACTCATCTATGGCGGGTTTAGGGCCTCTTTTGCAGTTCACATCAGTCCACCCGTAGTCGTCACCTGTTAAGTAACCACCCTTTTTGATAAAAGGTGCGAAATGCTCCAAGTCTTTTTTTACGGATTCGTAGCTGTGGTCTCCGTCTAAATACAGCCAATCAAAAAAACCTTCCTCAAAACTAGTCTCTGTTGAGTACGCTCGGTGAATGGTGACTTCTTCTCGGTCTTTAAAATCTTCACGCACTTGTCGATAGGCTGCGTCTATTTTTTCTTGGGCAACTGAGTAAAGCCGATTTTTGTAATTTTGGTGAACCCACGGGTCAATTAGATGTAGCGCGCTAGGCTTGCGGTTGAGGATGATTTGCGAAAACTTACCTTTCCAAACACCAATTTCAGCGCAGACAAAGCCTTCTTTGATTAACCTTAAAGGTTCTCTCACAACGTGTTTTGCAGTAGGTAACCAACTTCAAAGTCTTTCAGAAACCAAGAAGCATTGGTTGGTGCTATTATGTATAAACGGACTTTGAGCTGTTTTCCCCTCATGTTGAGAAAAACTTTTATCTCATCGTCCATGATTTCGCCTACCCATTTCCCGCTCTCAAGACCGTCTTCGGTTTGAGCGTAGACACCTAGAAATCCTAACGAACCTGTTTTGAATTTCAAAAACACTTCCATGAAATTTTTCATAGATTCGGGGGCGCCCATGTCTTCGTAAGAAGTTTCAATGACGCTTACTGTTGACTGAGAAAACTTTTGGTAGTCTCCGATAGAAGCGGGCAAAGCCCCCTCAACGGGTTTGCTAAACGCTCCCGCGTAATTCATAGCATCTACACTACCCTCGCCTTCATAAAACAGGTCTAACTGTTCAGCCGAGTTGCCTCCTATTTGCACAAATCCCTGTCTCGTCTGTATGGGTAAGTTGCTGTTAGAAGCTAGAACTTTTGTCGATGACGGCGTGTTAGAATACTTTAAATAGACATTAGGTTTAACATTTGCGGGCGGGGTGGGGTAGGGATCGTTAAAATTTGAAGTTTCTCTCAAGTCTGTAAAATCTGTCATCCAGAAATTTTGGTCTTGGTCGATTCCTAATAGCGCACTAGTCCCATCGATTCTAGTAACGGCTTGAAAGCGAGGGTATAGATTCGGCCCACTGAGAGCAAATGTTTCTCCGTTATATAAAAACATAGGATAGCCTTTGCTTACTCCTGTTGAAAGGTGAGGCACACAGACACTAAAAAATTCTGCACTAGGTTCGTATGCTGTGAAAGAACCTGTTAAGTTAACGTCTACATGACGATTCCAAGCGTTCACCGCTTTCCACGAAATGATTTCTTTTAATCGACCTTCTGTGGTGTGATCTTGCCCCGCACGCGCGGCTTCGTCTTTGTAAATCTGCCCATCGGTTCCTAAATAGAAAGGACGCACTCCCATGTTAGCACTCGCGCTATTAGGATTAAGAGCACCACTAACCGTCGGCGAAGCTGTCTGACGAACACGGTACCCCGTACCCGCCTGTTGTTTTTCGGTTCTGTACAGTAAAGCTACTCCCACATCAGTGTGAACTACTACATAATTTCTAAAAGTTGATAGTGCCGTGATTCGCGAAGCTTCCGACATGATTATATTTACAGTAGACATGACTCCACTATAGATACCTTGCAGAGCATCTTCTACATCGGGGTTCGCGATTGTAGCGGGCTCTGAAACATAAACTGCCATCGGATCAGCGGAATTACCCGTTGCGTAAATTGCTTTATCGGGCCCGACAACAAAAGAAGTGCATGAGGGAAAAATCTCCGCTGCCTGCGCATAAAGTTTATCAGGTTGTTGTTGTAGCGCGCTAAAAGCGTAATTAGTAGCCTGTCCCCATCGAAGGTTAGCGTTAACTCCGTCTCCTACAAAAAGCTCACTGCCTACTCTGTTTATAAACGCACCTGTCAGAGTGTTATCAGTTGCGGTTACCACTGAAGCATTCGCGGGTAGTTTATCAACACTAGTTGAATTTGAAACCCACGCTAAACCATGTACATCACTACCGTTCTTAGTTACGACTACTTTATGCCCGTTGCTGTCTAAACAATACGCTAGACTGTCTGACGGTAGTGTGAGGTTTTCATACACCCGCTTCCACATAGGAGCACTTCGCAAACTGCCTTTAGGGTAGGGCACTGCGTTTTCGCAAATAGTTAGAGACCCTCGATCTTGGTCGGTTTCCTCGGCTTGGTTTTGTATCCCGCTAAAATTTTTAACTCTAAAGTATCTCATCGTAATCGCAGTCAATGGTGTTGGTTAGGTATTCAAAATCTACATCTACGCTTAGACGGTTGCTTATAACTGCAACTAAGGTCTTCCACGTACCTTGGTCGTCGAACTTGCCTTTTGCCCTAGTAAGAGATGCGTTTAGTTTTGCGAGTCTTATAATTATTTCACAGTATTCGTCAAAACGGTCTGTACGCGCTACAAAAGCCCCCGCGCAAGGCCCTGGATGCCCTAGCAGTTTTTCCATTTTACCTCTAAACCATTTATATCTTGGAAAGCCAAAGTTCGATCGCTGAAAAACTATGTCGTTATCTCCGAGTATTATTTCACACATATTTGGAGTAGGCGCTTGCCATAAAAAACCGTCGTCGGAGTCTATGTATATAAAGTGCTTGTGTCCGTCTGATTTAAAACGTGCGCACTGCTCTTTAGCAGAAAGTATCTTTTGCATCCAAGACCATTTCATGCGTCTGTCACACGTAAAAAGAGGTTCTGTGTCTCCTATTATAGTTTCTAAAAGCGTTGTTGGGTAGTTCGTCGTGGTCAACACAGGCACTTCAAAAGGTGCAGACGGAGCTCGCACCATGCCTGCGTTTACTACTTCTCTCAGTAAACGCTTAAAACGTTTTCTTGTGTTGTGATTTACAAGCTTTTCCATATTTCGTAGTCCTGTTTATAGAGCTCGTAAACAATGTTTTTAGCTTCATCCGAGAGCACGACTTTTTCTTTTTTTCGTGTTACATTTTTAGGTCTAAAAAAGACGGGTTTTATCGGTTTGTACTTGTCCAACTCTACTGCAAACTTAGTGTGCATGTCTTCGTACCTAAAAAGCTGTATGTCATCGTATAGTTGCCAGCGTTCTTCTATTTTTTTTTTACTTCTAGCACGCATCCAAAAAGTCTGCGGTCGTAAATGCACTTGCTTACGCATATGAATATGGAGCCCTTCTTGTATAAAATGCTCTAGATCGCGGTATAGGTTGACAGTCCTGTTCGCGTCCCGTTGATCACGATCCGTGTGTGCAGTAGCACCGTTCTTTAAATAAAAATATGCAGACGCGAGGCGCTCAAACGGCTCGCGAATCAACGCAAAAACAACTTTATTTTTTCGTGCTGTTGCTAATAGTACACGCTGAGTTAGACTTAGTTTGCGTTTACCTCTGTGAACTAAAGGAGAAAACCTACCTCTAAAACTATTTCTTAAACAGTTCCTAACTGCCATACCGCCCGTTTTGGGGATATGTAAAAAACAAATGTGGCAATCATTTTTCATATTTGCTTTTTTGCGGAAACATTTTTTCAACAGCTTCTTTCATTTCGGGCGAAAAACTGTTGTCGTTAAAATTTAAATACCGACACTCTTGTATTTTTTTAATCATGGTTTCCGTGTTGGGAAATTTCCCGTAGAAACCCGCTCGAACTTTACCTTGGTTAATGTGCGCTATTTCAGAAGTGTCTACAGTGTTGAAGTACAACGAAAACACGCAGTAACCGATATCGTAGCCGTAATCAAAGTTTAGATATGTGTGGAGTTTGGACTTTTCTAAAACATAAGGAATGTGCCCTTCGTAGTCTCTTTGAGGGTATCCATTTTTTTCTAAAATGTCTTTTGTCCTCCACAAACGCTGTGCCCATTTGTTGTTAGCAAAGTCACTTTTTTTCATTTCCGACATGTCTTTATTATAATATGGCTTTATGTCACTGTCCCACGAAGGCTGTAGGAAGTAGTGATCATCGCTCATCATAATAAATTTTTCAGACAAAGAACGCTCGTACCCAAGCCTTACAATCTTAGCTATGAGATTTGCGTCTTTATTTTTACGATAAGGATCACCTTGGTCTATGTGCGCAATAGCTTTAGCCCATTTTGGCAGATGCCCAATTATCCAAACTCGTTCTAAATTTTTGTAGTTTTTTTCTAAAGAACGAAGGCTGTAGCGCAGCTCCCAATCGTCTAATTTAGACTCGGAGCCGTTCATGTAAACTGCGTCCACTCTAAAGACCCCCCTTATTCCGCAAAGCTGCTAACATTTCGTCGTGCTTTCTTTT